GAGGCAAAACGTGAATATATAGGTCAATTATGTTTACTCATGTGCCCAGTTATGATTGAAACGTATGAAACTATGTATGAAGAAGCATACAAACTCACAAAAGGTCGTAAGGTTCTTGTAATGTACCAAAAACTCTTGAAAGAGGTTCCAAATTGGAGTGATGCTATGTCTAAACAACATACTGATAATATAACAAATAGGTGTGCGTGGTTTAACGATTTATTAGCTGCAGTTTTTGTAAGTTGTGTCAAAATTTTATCCGCAGTTCGTTTGAATAAAGATAATAAGAAAATTTCATTGAAACTTCCAACGAATGAAGTTTTCATTCAAACGTGTTATAACAACGCCGCCAAAGATTTATACAGGGACCCATACATTTATCACGAAACGCAAAACGAACACGCTAGAAACGATAAATTATATGAACGTTTCTGCATGTGTATTGAAACAACTGTAAAAGAACTCATACCTGTGCAACAGATTTTACAGACGTATATGTCACAAACGCAAGAGGGACAAGATTTGGATCTCGATGAAGCTGAAGTTGGAGACTCTGAAGACCCTGACCTTATTGATGGATATGAAGAGGAAACCTCAGAAGAACCATTCGACGCTGAACAATCTATGGAACCATCAATGGAACCTCCAATGGAACAATCAATGGAACCTCCAATGGAACAATCAATGGAACCTCCGATGGAACAGGTAATGCAACCAGAACAAGAGAGGACATCACCATTCGATAATGAATTTAAAACTATTAATACCAGACAACAACAACAACAACAACAACCAGAAGATGATGAAGGTGTTTTATTTCCAGACGCATCTGAGACCCGTGCAAAAAAAGTTGGGTACTATTAAATGGAGTTCGAAGACTATTTAAGAGACCCCGCATGGGCCGGAATAATAGCCGGTTTTATAACTGCAGGATACATACACTTTAAAGCAAAAATCAACAACGAAGGTAAGCTTCCCGTAAGTGCATATACAAAACCAGCTGCACTCACCGCAATTTTAGTATTTTTTATTGTTACTAACGGACTAGGTAAGAAAGAGACCATATCAACGGAACCATTTTAATTTTCTGACTTAAAGATAATATACGTATTTACATTATAATATGACTTCCGTGACCGCATTCAATGATATGATGGGTCAATTTCTTGTGGAATTACACAAGACATTTCCAGAAGAAAAAGGCTTGAAAAAGTGTTTATCGGCTTTCGATTTAATGAAAGCTTCAAACCCACGTTTAGTTGTAGACGGGTTTATGCAGGGTGTTACCCCATATGCTGATAAGATTTCGTCCAAAGACGAATCATTTTTCATTGAAGAATCTAAGAATTTAGATTTCATGAAAGGTGTAAATCTCGAAAAACACTGGGGAACTGCTTCAGAGAACACAAAAAGTGCGATTTGGCAATATGTTCAGACGCTATATATGCTCGGTACAACCATTAGTTCTATCCCAGAAGACACACTTTCCATGATTGAGACAGTTGCAAAGCAATGTGCAGATAAAATGGGTGAAGATGGAAGCGAACTTGACGAAGCTGCATTGATGAAAACGATGCAGGGTATGTTGGGTGGTATGATGAAAAAATAAACTCACTATATATAAATGACATCTTGGTTTGAAGATCCAAAACAATTGGTTCGAGTAGAAAAAGTTCATGAATTTTGGCCGTCAAAGGCACAATCTTCAGCAGACCGTGTTAATGCATCAGCTCGTTTTATTATTTACGCGACGTGTATAATTTATCTTATAAGACGTGATCCACGTATATTTGTTTTGGGTGCGACTGCACTTGGTGTTCTTTATATAATGGAAAAATCTAATATGGTGAAGGACGGTGTTATAAGACCAGCAAACGTATACAAAAATGTAGGTAAAGAATGTTCAATGCCAACAAAAGATAATCCCATGGGAAATGTTCTCATGTCGGATTATGCAGATAGACCGGACAGACCACAGTCATGTCATTACCCAACCGTAAAAAACTCAGTAAACAGTTTTCTTACAGGTGATGTGCTATATGGACCAGCCCGTTCACGTTCAAGTATGCCCACATACCAAAGAAATGCATTATCGAGGCAGTTTGTAAGTATGCCAAACACATCTATAGGCGATTCACAACATTATGAATTTATACATGGTAAAAGAGGTAATACATGCCGTCAAGATCCAACATTGTGTAACCCAGATGCGAGAGGGGTTCAACTCGAGGCGTTTTCTGGACTTGATCCAAACGGCGATAAGAGAAGTGGTATGCATAGAGGTTCGGGATTAGCCGCCGGACATAGTTCGTAATTTTAAACAATTTAATAATAAAGTAGTAGATACTCGATTTCCATAAACAAAATCTTTTGTAATAATAAATGGCGTATCAACTCCAACCAGGAATGAAAGTGGTTCAAGATCACGCGGTTCCAGCCGTTTGTGCGACCGAAGAAGTTTTTGTATATCCTCAGCCCAGTACCCTTAACTATGGGTCGGGTAGACCAAATACCATGTTATATGGGACCGCTCCATATATGGCGGGGAAAGGTTCCCCAGCACAGTATATTGACACATCTGATCAGCTCAGACCACAAAGTACATCTCGTTTCAATAAAGTTTTAGCAAAGACTTACGAAAGAAACTTTCATCCACTCCAAAATGTTCAGTGTAAATTACCACTTAGATCACGATCCTATGAACCATCGAGTACCAGAGCCGAAATGCAAAATGGTTTGTTTCAGCAAAGATACCTCAATAAAAATCTCGCTAAGAAATAAGAATGGCTGATCCTATATCTATAATGGCTATAGCCGGCTTAGTTTATGCCGGTAGAAAATTAAGTCAACCAGACGAAAAATATACAATACAAGGTAATGAAATAGAAGAATCTGAAGTCGTTTCGGAATTTTCGGATAGAGATGTATCTATACAATCTGAGTATTTGGGACCTTTATCACCATTAGTCGAACCATCATATAATTCAAAGCAAGAAATGGGGTCATTCGCTGAAGTTGCTCCACAACAAAGATCATCGGGAGGTGAAGTTTTGTCTATGAGAAATCGTATGTACGACGCAGGGCGAATGAATAATCTTTCACCAATTGAAAAACAACTTGTCGGACCAGGTTTGGGTGTTGGACCAGAAGTTCCTGCATTTGGAGGTAATCAACAACTGTTTCGTGTTAATCCAGAGAATGTTGGTGCGTATCGCTTAACCACTTTACCTGGTAGGTCGGGACCAGCATTTGATTCCAAAGGTGGTAGACGCGGTATTGTCGGTGAAGTTTCACATAATAGACCAGAAAAGACCGCGTTTTTGCATGGTCGTCTTCCTCCAGTTGCAGGCAGAGCACAGGGTATGACTGGTAGAACGCCAAGAGCAGAACACGAACGCACAAAGAAAACAACAAATAGATCCGAAACGGGTTCGAGAACCGATACATTAAATTTCGCATCGGCTAAGAGAACGGTTTCCGCACTTACACGCGCTCAAGAACCAACACGAAACAAAGCTGATGGTTCTATCGGACAGTATCAATACAACAATCAACCAGCCCCTGGCATTAGTAGCTTTGTTGGTGGATACTTAAATACACCAGCGACTAAGATCGGTGAAAAGAGAACATATGGATCTGCATACACAGCAGAAGAACTCACAAAATACGGTTTCAGACCAGACGATAGACGTGGTAAACCAAATAGAGCTGCGGGTCCAGGACGAATGAATGTTCGTGCCGATGCACTTAACCAAGGGGGTATGGTTACGAGTGTTCGTTCCGATACAACGAGAATTGATGGTCGAGTAAATGCCGCAAATGGCGCTTGGACACAACAATATAGAAACAACGATTACCATAAATTCAATGCTTATAAGGGACACGAAAATCCAAATGCTACAAGTATGAGTTTGGATACAGCTAGAAGACAGCTTTCAAGTAACCCATTAGTTCATAGCCTTTCTTAAATAAATATAGATTGAGACATACACTCATTAAAATATTGTTCATATATTTTAATGAAGGTACACACCTTAGATATAGACAGTGGTGAACGAGACCCAATTTTGTACCCAAATGTAGCTGATTATGTTGTACACCTAAAAAACCCTATTTATGACGTAACTAAAATTTCACTTATATCAGCACGTATACATAATAGTCAATTACTTATAAATGATCATAACAATACGTTCACAATAAACAATACGTTGAATAACTACGATATAACAATACCAAACGGAAACTATGATGGTGTAGATCTAGCTTCAAATGTTGTTATACATTCAGGTGGTAGGTTATCAGGATCTTCGTATGATAAAGATACAAATTCTATAACGTTTGAAGGTCCAAGTCAATTTAGTTTTGATTTCTATAACGGTACAAATGGGTATAAATCAGGTATCATTGGTAAAACAACACCACACGATATATTGGGTGTAACTGCTTCTAACGTATTCTCTACATCCATTTCTCCTTATAAATTCTATACTGGTAGTATTAATTTACAAGGTCCTGATGCAATTATTGTTAAAATGAGTAGCGGTTCAGATGAATTTAACAAAACTGTATTTTCCGAAACACCCTTCTATACAGGACGTATACTTCTATGTGGGGATGTGATTAACTTTTCGGGTGTTGATGACACTGTCGAACACAATTTTGATTCTGGATCACAGAAAACGATATCAAGTTTACGTGTTCAGTTTTATTACAGTAGTAACAATCGGTTAATACCATATGATTTTAGAAATGCGAATCATATACTTAAACTTGCAGTCACGTGTTCAACTGATAAACTTGAGAATATTGCTAAAGTGGAACGA